AAAGCAAAACCTCAGCTATATATGAGTCAAATAGCAAATCAAGCAAAGCTTATGCAAAAAATGATAGGTAGCAAACTAAATGCGATAAAAGCAAAACCTCAGCTATATATGAGTCAAATAGCAAATCAAGCAAAACTTATGCAAAAAATGGTAGGTAGCAAGCTAAATGCGATAAAAGCTAAGCCCCAGCTATATATGAGTCAAATAGCAAATCAAGCAAAGCAACTGCAAAAAATGGTAGGTAGCAAACTAAGTGCTATAAAAGCAAAACCTCAGCTATATATGAGCCAAATAGCAGATCAGGCAAAGCAACTGCAAAAAATGGTAGGTAGCAAGCTGAATGCTATAAAAGCCAAACCCCAGCTATATATGAGCCAAATAGCAGATCAGGCAAAGCAACTGCAAAAGATGGTAGGTAGCAAGCTAAATGCGATAAAAGCCAAGCCCCAGCTATATATGAGCCAAATAGCAGATCAGGCAAAGCAACTGCAAAAAATAGTAGGTAGCAAGCTAAATGCGATAAAAGCCAAACCCCAGCTATATATGAGCCAAATAGCAGATCAGGCAAAGCAACTGCAAAAGATGGTAGGTAGCAAGCTGAATGGGATAAAAGGAAAACCCCAGCTATATATGAGTTATGCAATAAGCCAAGCTATGCGTTTGCAGAAAATGTTGCGAGACAAATTTGAAACAATAAAAGTAAAGCCACAGTTATATGGAAGTTATTTAGCAAGTCAAGCCAGTCGTGTGCAGAAGATTGTACGCGAAAAGTTTAATGCGATTACAGCGAAGCCCCGGCTTTATATGGGTTATATTATGAATCAAGCTTCTCGCCTACAGAAAATGCTACAGAGTAAATTGAGTGGAATAAAGATAAAGCTCCAAAGTGTTGTGCTACCTTCAATAAAAGGTTTGCTATCTTCTTTAAAAGGAAGGATTGGTAGCGTAATAAACAAAGATAGCTTGAAAAGCAGCTTTAAAAGTCTAGCACCAGACAAAGCGGTTGAGAAGTTACAATCAGGCTTCAACTATACTGATAATTACATGCAATCCCAAACAAAGCTTAAAGCAATTAATGATGGTACACAGTCATCCTCTGAGCTTAAGGATAAAGTGTTTGCTTCTTCCGCTAGATCGCGAAGTGATTATGACGATGTCGTTAGTACAGTTGGGAAATTATCAGTATTACCATCCTTTTCTAGTAATGATGAAGCTATTGGTTTTACTGAGCTTTTGAATAAATCGTTAAAGGCTGGCGGATCTAGTCCTTCTGACCAGCAGTCTTCAGTAGGCAGAATGGTAGAAGTTATGTCGACTGGACAATTCAGTGGTGGAGATTTTAATGAGCTTATAGGGACTGCGCCTATATTAGGTGAGGCTCTACAAAGCTTTACTGGTATGCCTTTGTCAGGACTTAAAGAAATGGCTGAACAAGGTCTAATATCTGCGCAAACCATTAAAAATGCTATGTTTGCTTCTGCTGATCTAATCAATGAGAAATTTAAAACGGCACCAGTCACATTTTCAGAGCTTTTTACTGCTGCACTGAATGAAATTAAACAGGCAGTAGGCCCTACTCTAGAAAATATTAGTGCTTTAGTTAGTAATGCATTTGAATCAGGGAAGCTTGATTTCTTTATTTATGGAATTGCAAATGGTTTTAAGCTCGTTGCACAGATAGCTGAGTGGGTATGCAAGCTTATTATAGATAACATCGATATTGTCAAAAATATTATGCTTGCTCTTGGTGCAGTGGCTCTTATGGTAGGAGCTATGCTTTTATTTTCGTGGTTGCAAGCGATATGGCCTATGCTGCTAATTGTAGCTGCCATCGTATCAATAATTTCAATACTGAATTTGTTTGGTATATCAACGGAACAGATTGTTGGTTTTGTAGCGGGATTATTTATGACTCTGGTTGCTGTAGTCTGGAATATTATAGCTGCTATTGCAAACACATTTCTAAGCTTTGCTGAGTTTTTATTGAATTTATTTATTGATCCTGTGTATGCAATCCAAAAATTAATATATGATCTTGCTATGGTATTTGGGGATATCATGTACAAAATGCTACTCGGGGCGGAAGACTTTGCAGGTGGATTTATGAAAGCAATATTAGAGTCAATTAATGGTGTGTTAAAGGGCTTTAATTGGCTTAGTAGAAAGATAAAAGATATGACAGGCATTGATTTAGGCGAAGCAACCTTGTTGGATGCGGATAATCAGCATGCGTTAAGTGATAAGTTTAAAGCTTCTCTAGATGCCTTAAAGGAACCTACATCGAACAAAGATGTGTTTAATTTTGATAAGAATAAGTTATCGTCACTTGATTACAAGGATCAATTTGATAAAGGTTATAATTTTGGTAGTAATGCATTTAGCGACTTGTCCAAAAATACAAGTAAGGAGTTAGATTATTCTCAGTTTGTAGGTGGAAATAGTGGCTATAATGAATCAATAGGCAACATTGGTAAAGTGAATGAAGTAGGAAAAATTAATGATTCGGTGGATATTAGTAGTGAGGATATTAAAATGATGCGGGAGCTCGCAGAGCTAAAAAATCTACAAAATTTTGTATCTTTAGCGCCTTCCATTCAATTTGGCGATACCCATGTTCGCCAGGACAGCGATATTAATACGATCGTATCTAGAATTACAGAAAGGATTAATCAAGATATTGCCACATCAGTCGACGCAGTATATCGATAGGAGGAAACGCATGCGAGTTTATGGAGTTGAATTGAGTAAAAAGAATAAAAAGATTAAATTACCAGTGAACCCGTCCTCTATTGATGTTACAGAAACTGGTCAAGGGGCTACGTATGATGTGGTAGGGCTAGGTGAAGTCAATGTGATAAAAAATAGAAAGCTTACAGAGTTTAGCTTTAGTAGTATCTTTCCTGCCCAAAACTATTCTTTTATTAACGAAAAAGCTTATTTGTTCCCAGTGAAGTATATTCGATTACTTCAAAAGTGGATGTCTGAAAATGAACCAATATTATTTATTTTTGTGAGTGATTCTCATGATATCAACACGTATGTAAGTATTCAATCCTTCCAATGGAAAGAAGTTGCTGGAAGTAGTGGGGATATTGAATATAGTATTGGGTTGCTTCAATATGTATTTCATGCTGCAAAGAAAGTGGAAAATGTAGGAGTTAAAAAGCAGGCTACAAGACCAGCGAATAAACCGAAGGAAAAAACATATAAAATGGTAGCGGGTGATAGCCTATGGAGTGTTGCCAAATCTCAATTGGGTAATGCTAACCGTTGGAAGGAAATTCAGAAGCTCAACGGAATTAAGGATGCAGAGCTTAAACGTCTACAAATTGGAAGGGTGCTGAAGCTACCATGACCATTTCAGTAAAAATAATGAATCATGATGGTGTGGAGTGGGATGTAAGTGAAATTACTCATGGCTTCACTTGGAAAACATCAAGGATGGGCAGCGCAGGAAGCTTGAGTTTTTCATTGTTAAAGACACTTTATGATGAATCCGCTCAATTTAATTATCATCTTGGAAATGTTGTTCAAGTGCGAATAAATGATATTAATTTATTTCATGGATATATATTTTCAATAGATGAAGGGCGAGGAGAGTCATCAAGTATTACTGCGTATGATCAGATTCGTTATTTAATGAACACACAAACGTATGTTTTTAACGGTGTCACAGCGAGTCAAATTGTAAAAAAGATTGCACAAGATTTTAATCTAAAGCATGGCTATCTTGAGGATACTAAGTATATCATTCCCACGATGAGTGAAGATGGTCAAAAGTTATTGGATATTATTTGCAAGGCAATTACAATTACGTACTCAAATCTGGGACAGGATTACTGTCTCTATGACCTTTTCGGTGAGCTACAATTACGGAGAATAGATGATTGGGGATTAGATTTAGTACTGGGTGATGAAAGTCTAGTATATGATTATAGCTTGAAAAGCTCCATTGATAGCGATACGTATAATAGAATTAAGCTCTATCAGGATAATAAGAAAACAGGTAGACGAGAGGTCTATATGGCACAAGATAGTGTTAATATCGCTCGATGGGGGGTTCTTCAATATTATGAGTCTGTTGATGAACAAGCGAATGAAGCACAGATCAAACAGCTATTGGATAACTTATCGAAGCTTAAAAATCGAGTCACTAAATCATTTACTTTAAATGCGATAGGTGATCCAAGGATTAGAGCAGGAATGAGAGTGCGAATTAAATTGAAGGAATACAAAATTGATCAATCTTTACTTGTTGACGAGTGTACTCATCAGTTTTCTGGTGGGGATCACACGATGTCATTAGAATTGAAGGTGTTATAATGGCAGACATATTAAGTACGATTAAGCAAGCCGCAGTATCTGCGGTTGCCGCTAGCAATCCATTAGCTATTATGTTTGGAAATATCTCTAAAATCAATCCGCTTGAGGTGATCGTTGATCAACGATTTACTCTTCCAGCGGATTTTTTAATTGTACCAGAATCCTTAACAGAGCTAACGCTCAATATAGCCGGTAACAGATACACCGTTCGTAACGGCTTAACAGTTGGAGACAAGGTGCTTATGCTTCGCTTGCAAGGTGGTCAGCAGTTTGTTGTTTTAGATAGGGTGGTGAAATAATGATCCCTACAATAAAAACAGAGCCAATAGATCAAGCTACAGAAGGGATAGAGATTCCTACCCTGACCTATAAACTAGATATTGAGAAAGGAAAAATTATTGGGAAAGTCGATCAGCTTGAAGCGATGAAACAAGCTGTGTTCAAGAGACTTGAGACAGATCGTTATTACCATCCTATTTACAGCTGGGAATATGGGCATGAATTAAAGGAACTCATTGGGAGGGATCCTGTCTTTGTTTTGTCAGAAGCACAGAGGTTAATTAAAGAAGCATTAATGACTGATGATAGGATTGAAGCGATTGAAGGTTTTGAGATGAGCCAAGAAGGTGATGTGCTATTGGTTCAATTTAATGTAGTAACCATATATGGACAATTCGCAGCGGAGGTGAGAAGTGATGTATGAGCATATGACCTTTGACTACATTTTAGAGAGAATGCTCAGAAGAGTTCCAGATTCCATTGATAAGCGTGAGGGGAGTGTTATTTTTGATGCCTGTGCGCCTGCAGCGGCAGAGCTAGCCCAATTTTATATCGAGCTAGATGTGAATAATAGCCTGTATTCAATTGAAACGGCTTCAGGTGAGTATTTAACACGTAAAGTAGCTGAATTTGGAATTAATCGCAGCGTAGCAACGTATGCCCAGCGTAAAGGTACTTTTTATAATGGAGCAAATCAGTTGATGGATATTCCTGTTGGAGCTCGATTTTCAATTGGTGATCTAACCTATGCTGTTAGCTCTAGATTATCTATAGGAGTATACAATCTAACTTGTGAGGCTCCCGGTACGATAGGGAACGAACGCTATGGCGAGCTACTACCTATTCAATATGTTGCACAGCTAGCTAAGGCACAGTTAGCAGATATTGTTACTGCAGGTGAAGATGAGGAATCTGATGATTTATTGAGACAGCGATTTTATGCAACAGTGAATGAACCAGCATTTGGTGGGAATGTGTCAGATTATAAGCAATCAGTCAATGCTATTTCTGGAGTAGGTGCTACAAAGGTTTATCCCGTTTGGAATGGTGGGGGGACTGTAAAATGCACCATTATTGCTTCTAATTGGCAAGCCCCCTCGAATGCACTTATAAATGAGGTGCAAAGTATCATTGATCCCTTAGTCAATCAGGGTCAGGGATATGGACAAGCACCTATCGATCATACGGTTACGATTACAGGGGTAACATCAAGAGATATTCATGTAAAGCTGACACTTACGCTTGCTGAAGAATTCAGTATTGCCCAGATTCAAGAGGCAGTTGAACAAGTAATTGAGACTTATTTGCTTGAGCTGAGAAGGGATTGGGCGAATCAAAAACAGCTTATTGTTCGTATTGCGCAGTTAGATGCCAGGTTATTATCAATCCAAGGGGTAGAGGATGTAAGTGGCACTTTGATTAATCAGTATGATTCCAATGAAATGCTATCTAGCGATGAAATCCCCGTGCTAGGGACGGTGAAGATTAATGAATGATGCTATTTTAAAGCATTTACCTCATTTTTACTTAGAGATTGATGACTTTAAAAAACTAGCTACTACACAATCAGAAGAGCTCCATTTACTGAAGGAATCAATTGAACAATCACTAAGCGATCAGTTCGTACTACATTCCAGCATAAATGCTATTAAAAAGAGAGAAGTCATGCTGAATATACAAGCTGATCCTAGTGAATCTCTTGAATTTCGTCGTCGTCGTATATTGAATCGTTATCAGACGAAACCACCCTTCACAATACGTTATTTGCAGCAGCAATTAGACATGCTTGTCGGGCCAGGACTTACAATCGTAAATATAAATTACGAAACGAAGCTACTGACAGTTACTGCGAATATTGAGAATGCAAGTGCTTTTCAAGAGGTTATTAGAACAATAGAGACCGTTAAGCCAGCCAATACAATATATCAGCAAAACACATCAATTAATGAAGGAATTGATCTTGAGGAGAGACTTGCAGTAAAGCAGGTGACTTGGAATTATACGTTCAATAGAGGGTGGAACTTAGGTGAGAAGTCATTTATTACGCTTGGCACGGAGGTGAGAATAAAATGATACCTCAGACAATATTGAATGAAGTAGCTCAAATGCTAGATGGAAAAATAAAAAAAGTTGTTATTAACGATGTGTATGAGATTACTAATTTTGAAGTCAAGAAAGTCACTGAAAGTGTCATTGCTATAAACTATATGATACCTACTTCAGTGATTTCTTTAGTATCGTTGATTGAACTCAAGGATGAAAATGATAAGATTCTTTCGTCTAATGCCGTTCATGTTCCCATCGCTGCGGATCATATGATGCTGCAGACTATTTCAGTAAAGGAGAGATAATATGGCAAAGGTAAATTGGAGGCTCAACGACTCTGTTACTCCAGATGATATGAATCTGATTGGGGAAGAAATTAATCAGGCTAATCAAGGCGTTAATGCTCTAAAAGAAAATAATAGTACAACGGATAATATGATCGGTGACCGCACGATCAATGATGTTGCAGCACCAACAGTGAACACAGGTAAAATTACCTCCTTGATGGGTTGGCTAGCTTACATGATTAAAGCTATTACTGGAAAAAGCAATTGGCGCACAGCACCAGCTACAACATTAGAAGCTACAAAGGCTCACATCGATGATACAACAAGGCATATTACAGCCTCTGAGCGGGCTGCCTGGAATGCGAAGGAAACGTCAACAGGTGTTCAGACCAAGATTGATGCGCATGCTGACCTTACCAATAATCCTCATGTGGTCACGAAGGCTCAAGTTGGTTTGGGCAACGTTGTTAACTATGGATTAGCCACTCAGTCAGAAGCGGAGACTGGTGCAAGCGATGTGAAATACATGACCCCGCTGAGAACCAAAGAGGCTATTCAAAAGTTAGTTCCTACTCCAACAAAAGCAGATGTGGGTCTAGGTAGTGTGGATAACATAAAGCAAGCAACAAAGATTGAATTTGATGCCCATGCATCTGATGCTGTAAAGCATATTACAGCATCAGAGCGAACAGTATGGAATGCAAAAGCGAATACAGCAGTAGCTACTGCTTCAGTAAATGGTTTGATGGCAGCAACGGATAAAGTTAAGCTAGATGGCGTAGAGAGCAGTCTTTCTTCACATAACTCAGATGCAGTAAAGCATATCACAGCAGCAGAGAGAGCAGCATGGAATGCAAAGGAGACTACATCTGGGGCACAAGCTAAAGCAGATGATGCTCAAGCAACCGCCATAAGCACAGCTGCCACAGATGCAACAAATAAGGTTAATTCTCACGCTAATGATGCGGTAAAACATATTACAGCAACAGAGAGATCAACATGGAATGCAAAAGCTAGTACATCCCTTGCAACAACAACTGCTAGTGGATTGATGGGCGCAACTGACAAGAGTAAATTAGATGGTGTTGCTACTGGAGCCAATAACTATACCCACCCATCATCCCATCCTGCTTCTATTATTACACAAGATGCGAATAATAGATTTGTAACAGATGCAGAAAAAACAACGTGGAACACAAAAGCAAGTACATCTGTTGCTACAACAAGCGCCAATGGATTAATGGGTGCAGCTGATAAGAGTAAATTAGACGGTGTTGATACTGGAGCCAATAACTATACCCACCCATCATCCCATGCGGCTTCTATTATTACACAAGATGCGAATAATAGATTTGTAACAGATGCAGAAAAAACAACGTGGAACGCAAAAGCAAGTACAGCAGTTGCTACAACAAGCGCCAATGGATTAATGGGTGCAGCTGATAAGAGTAAATTAGACGGTGTTGCTACTGGAGCCAATAACTATACCCATCCATCATCCCATGCGGCTTCTATTATTACACAAGATGCGAATAATAGATTTGTAACAGATGCAGAAAAAACAACGTGGAACGCAAAAGCAAGTACAGCAGTTGCTACGACAAATGCTAACGGGCTAATGTCAAATACAGATAAAAGTAAGTTAGATGGAGTGGCAGCAAGCGCAAATAATTACGTGCATCCTACGACACATCCACCATCTATGGTTGCGCAGGATGCGAATAATCGGTTTGTCAGTGACACTGAGAAAAATAACTGGAATGCAAAAGCTTCAACTGCTATTGCTACAACGTCTACTAATGGCTTAATGGCTTCAACTGATAAAGCTAAACTAGATGATAGTAATATGGGGGTTAAGGTTATATCTTCTAGCAAAGCACCTGCAGACCTAAATACTACCTATACAACAGGAGTTCATCATTGTGGTACATCAACAGCAAATAGACCGATCAATGAGAACGGAACCTGTTTCGTATTCGGAGCAGCCGACGCTGAAGGAATGTATTGCTCACAAAAATATGTAACTTGGAGTAATAAGACGTACGAACGTACAAAGAATAACAATGTGTGGACTGGATGGAGATTTTATGAACCCAAAAACGAAGTATTCCAAATGCATCCTCACATAGACGGGACCACGGTATATCTGTCTGGAGTCGATTTTGTTGATCAGTACGGGTTCGTTGCTACCTTCATACCTTCCATAAAGACCAACACTGTCACACACATACAAGTAGGAGCAATCAGAATTCCTATATTTGGGGACCGCGTGCAACTTGAGGTAAATGTACCTCTAAGTTTTATTTATACCAACAATTATTTTTTCTTACGTAATGGAGGAGGTGGTGATGGAGGAAAGCTAAACATATACACACAAAATACTGGGTGGCCAGATGTTGGGGATAAGCGGTTTAGAGGTATTGTCATGAGCGCAGCAGTTCCCATAAACAAGGTTATGTTTGATACTGCTGTTTGGAGTGCTGGTGACTGGAATCCAGACTCCACAAGTATTAAGCTTCCGAATCCTGCAACGTTTGGCTCAATACATTTTACCTATCTTGGTGAGACATATAGATTAGGAGGCTCTTCGGGAACGAGCTCTTTTCATAGGTACAATCAAAGTAATAATACCTGGACAGAGTTGACAAAGCACTCATCACCTTTTACAAGCGAGACCTATGCATACGCAGTTGCTGGAGACTTTTTATATACGTTTACCGGGGGGATATCCTTTAATAGTAGCTACAAATACAGTTTTAAGGACAATACCTGGTCAGCAATTAGCAACTATCCGTCTTACGTTGTTGGTGCTAGGGCTGTGTCTGTAGGTACATCCATATATATACATGGTGGTAGCGGAAATTCCGACTCTGTCACACCTAGTCTTTATAGATACAACACATTGTCAGATACATTTACGACCTTAGCTCCTAGTACGGAAGTTTGTTTTGGTCACGTAATGGCTCATTACAATGGTATCATATACGCCTTAGGAGGAAGATCTAGGTCAGCAGCTTCTTCCAACATATCGAGTCGGAGGATGTACAACATTGCAACAAATTCTTGGTCTACTGCAGACCCAAACTGGTTAACATTAAGGCATTATACAGGATTCCAACAGGTAGACAATACTCTTTACATTGGATCGTCTAACGACAATAACTTTGTAACTATAAATCTACAAACCCTAAATATCACAACTAAAGCTTATCCAGTGACGGGAAGTCAAGATGGTGATGCCCTTGTATCTCTCAGCGGTAGTAGAATACTTGTAAGTGTTCGTAAGGCTCCTAATGACCGTATATTTGTATTGCAGCTAACGGCAAAGTCATATCCTATAGGAACAGTCATAGTAGTTAGAAACGGCGAGAACATAGGTAGGTACGCAACTGAGATTGTCAGTCCCTCAACAACCATTGAAGGATTGAATACTAAATTGGAAACAGGATTTGATGATGTTGTATATTTTGACGGAACGAACATAGTAAGACACTATACCAGTTATTACGGAGATGGAACAAAATGGGTACAATTCAAATGAGGAGGAAATTAAATGGATTACAGAGGCTTTGTCATAACTACTACAGAGGATTCATACCTGATAGATGGCAATAACCAAAGAATGTTTCAGGAGAATAATGAAATATTCAAATTCCCTTACCCTGCAGAGAATTCTTTGGAGGCTGCGAAGAGGCATATAGATGAGTTAATCAGAGTGAAAGAGGAACCGTACTCCCTAACTGATGAGGTCGATCAACTTCGACTGGCTCTAAAGGAACAACAGACACTTACCGATGATCTAATCCTAGTTATGGCGGATATTATTAATCAATAATAAAAGGGGGTAGAAATTATTATGAACAATCTGAAAATAAGGATAACAGCTCAAGCATGCTTAATTCGTCTGGATCGTGGCGAAGGTTCTTTGGATGATATTATAGACTCATACCAACTTTCTCAAGAACATAGAATGCTAGTTTTTGATGCAATTGCTATTCTTAGACCGAGTATGAAGTTATCAGAGTAATGAATTGACTTTGTCATGGTACGAACAAGTACAGACATTATTAGATGCAGATAATCATCAGTAGACCTTGAAGGTCTTTTTTTATTTTCCAATATTTCAAAATTTTAAAAAAGGAGTGTGATAAATTGGAGAGCTTTGTCAAATTTTTTATTAGTTTAGGCGGCGCATTGACATCATTCTTATTAGGAGGGTGGACGCAGCTCATGACCGTATTAATGATATTTATGATCATTGATTTTGTAAGTGGACTTATCCTGGCAGGAAAGGAAGGGAAGGCATCAAGCAGGGAATTGTGGTTTGGTGTGACACGCAAGATTGGTACACTAGCTATATTAGCAGTAGCCCATTTGCTAGATACGATTATTGGAGACGCCCATCTCATTAGAGATGCGGCGATCTTTTTTTATTTGGCTGGTGAGTTATTAAGCTTAATTGAGAATACAGGACGGCTTGGTGTTCCGATTCCGCCAGTAATAGCTAGAGCAGTACAGGTGTTACGCGGCAAGTCAGATCATGATTGA